ATTGAAATTACTGGAGACTATCCTAACAATTCAAGATATGTTTATGTATCTGATGTTAAAACACCAACTCCATTCTATTTTGATAATAATGGTGTTGCTAAAACAGCTTACACTGCTTCAATTCCTTCAAACGCTAGTGGTTCATTTATAAATGCTACAGGTGATTTGTTCGGATCAGGAGCTAATTATTATAATGCTATTAGTTCTAGCGCTACAAATACTCAAGGTTTAACAGGTAGTGATTACAATAATATGATTAGTTTGATGGCTAATGCTGATGACTACAGATACAATGTATTGTTAACTCCTGGTTTATTTGCTAATACAGCTACTATTGGTGCTTCTCAAGTAACATCAATCATTAGTAACACTCAAAATCGTGGAGATGCTATTTATGTAACAGATTTAGTACCTTTTAGTTCAAGTGTTAATGATGCTACCTCAGCTGCTAACGCTAAAAATACTTCATATGCCGCTTCATACTGGCCTTGGGTTCAAACAGTTGATCCAGATTCTGCTCAATTGGTTTGGGTACCAGCTTCAACTATGGTTGGTGGTGTTTATGCTTATAATGATACAGTATCAGAGCCTTGGTTCGCACCTGCCGGTATTAACAGAGGTGGTTTAAGTACAGTGGTAAGAGCTGAAAAGAAATTGACTCAATCACAACGTGACACTTTATATCAAAATAAAGTTAACCCAATTGCTACTTTCCCTGGAACTGGAGTTGTAGTTTACGGACAAAAAACATTACAAACTAAAGCTAGTGCTTTGGATCGTGTAAACGTTCGTCGTTTGTTAATTGCTCTTAAATCTTACATTTCTCAAGTTGCTCAAAACTTAGTATTTGAACAGAACACAATTGCTACTCGTACTAGTTTCTTGAACCAAGTTAACCCATATTTGGAATCAGTTCAACAACGTCAAGGTTTGTATGCTTTTAAAGTAGTAATGGATGATAGCAATAACACTCCTGATGTGATTGATAGAAACCAATTGGTTGGTCAAATTTACTTACAGCCGACTAAGACAGCTGAATTCATTTACTTGGATTTCAACATCTTACCTACTGGAGCAACTTTCCCAGCGTAATTTTTTAAAAACAGAATATTTATAACAAAACAAATAAATAAATAAAATGGCAGTATTAGATCCAAACGAAATATTTTTCACAGCCTTTGAACCCAAACAGGCAAACCGATTCATTATGTATATTGACGGTATACCAGCGTATGAGATTAAAGGTGTTGGTGCAGTCACATTAACTCAAGGTACTGTTCCTTTAAACCATATAAACGTTCAACGCTTTGTAAAAGGTAAAACCACTTGGGGTACTATCCAATTTACATTATTTGATCCTATTACTCCTTCAGGAGCTCAGGCTGTAATGGAATGGGTACGTTTACACCACGAATCAGTAACTGGTCGTGATGGTTATAGTGATTTCTACAAGAAAGATTTAACATTCGACGTATTAGGACCTGTAGGTGATATTGTTTCAGAATGGATTATCAAAGGTGCTTTAATTACAGATGCTAACTTCGGTGATTACAGTTGGGATACTGTTGATACTGCTGTTAACATTACAATGACTGTTCAACCTGATTACTGTGTGTTGAATTTCTAATAATAGTAAAAATAAGATTAAAAGAGCTCGCATTTTTTGCGAGCTTCTTTTTTTTATTAATATTTATAACAAAATAAGTTTATGAGCGAATTTAAGTTTCCAACAGAAGTTGTAGAATTGCCCTCCAAAGGATTAGTTTACCCGGAAGGCCACATTTTAAGAAGCGGTAAAGTAGAAATGAAGTACATGACCGCAAAAGAAGAAGATATTTTATCAAACCAAAACTTTATTTCAAAAGGTATTGTGTTAGATAAATTGTTAGAATCACTAACACTAGGTAAATTTGATATTAAAGACTTAATCACCGGTGATAAAAATGCTATCTTAGTAGCTTCTCGTGTTTTAGGTTATGGTAAAGAATATTCATTTACTTATGATGGAAAAGAATACACTGTTGATTTATCTACTTTAGAAAATAAATTATTTAATGAATCCCTAGTATCTAGTAAAGGCACTTTTACATTTACTCTCCCTACATCAGGAACTAAGTTAGAGTTTAAACTTTTAAATGAAAAAGACGAGGAAAAAATTAAACAAGAAATTGAAGGTTTAAAAAAGATTAATAGAGAATCTTCAACAGATGTTACAACAAGATTAAAATACCAAATCATTTCAGTTGATGGAAATGAGGATAAAATAGCTATTAAAGATTTTGTAGATAACTACTTACTAGCCTCAGATTCACGAGCTTTAAGAACATACATTAAAGTAATAACTCCCGATGTTGATTTAATAGCTAAAGTAATGATTGATGGTGTTGAGGAGGACATCGACATTCCTATTAATCTTAACTTTTTTTGGCCTGACATTTAATAATGTTTCTGAATTTAGATTATCTATATTTAATCAAATTCATGAAATAGTATTCCACGGACAAGGCGGTTATAGTTATGATATTATCTATAATATGCCTATTTGGTTACGTAACTATACTTTTAACAAATTAAAAGAGTGGTATAACCAATCAACTAACACTAAAAATGAAGACAGTTGGACTCAAGGTAGTGTTAAAGAAGAAGCATTAAAAAATAAACAAGTACAAGTACCTACATATGTAACAAAGGCATCTAAAAAATGATGCCTTTTCATATTTATAATAAACTACTTTAAATGGCTGACGACAAAAAGATAAAAGAATTAGAAAGTTTAATAGCTAAGCTTGAAAAACTTACTAAAACTAAATATGATCTTAATATTGATACTTCTAATATAAAACAAGTTAATTCTCAGATTAATGTGTTGAATAGAGCTATAAAGGATGCTGAAAAAGAAGTAGCTTCATTAGACAATACTTTTAATGGGTTAAACAAAGAAATAAAAGGAATTGTAGATGAAATGGGCAACTGGGGTACAGCCACTAGTAAAGCCACTAAAGCCTTTAAAAACATAGAAAACATAACCCGGCAATTAAAATACGATGAAAAAGGGTTAAGTGAATTATCTAAAAAGGATCTTGAAAGACTTCAAAAACAACTCAAAATCAATAAAGATGAGTTAATAGAAGCCGCTAAATTAGTTAAAAAGAAACAAGAAAATTTAGGTATAGGACAAGAATTAACTGAAGAAGAAAAAGCAATATTAATTGGATATGAAGAAGAATTCAGTATAATTGATAGAATAAATGAAAAAACTAAAGAAAGATTAGTTGAAGAAAAAAAGATTGAAAAACAAATTGGTTTAGCTGGTAAAGCATTAGATGGTTTAAAGAAAATTCCTATTTTAGGAGAAATATTAAACATTGATGAAGCTAAAGAAGACATGAGAGACCTTGCTAAACAAGGTAAAGGTAGTTTTGAAATACTTGGAAAAGGATTATCATCTGCTTTTAGTGGACTAGGCCCATTAGCCATCATAGCGGGGATAGTTAAAGCTGTTCAAATGTTAGCAGGGGCTATGTTTGAAGCTGACAAACGAGTTACTGATATATCTAAAAATTTAAGTATTAGTAAAGATAATGCTAGAGGTATATATAATAATATAAAAAATACTAAAACTGATTTAGATACAGCCTATAAAACAACAACTAATTTATCTGAAGCATTTAATGATATATCTCAACTTACCGGGTTTGCAGCTATAGCTACAAATGATCAACTTGAAGCTCAAATTGTCTTAACTAAGCAATTAGGTCAATCTAAAGAAGAAGCTTTAGGACTTCAAGAAACATTTGCTGTAAATAATATTGAAGCTGATAAAGGTATAGATATTGTTTATGATCAAATAGCTGCTTTTGCTAATCAAAATAAAATAGTAGCTGATGGTAGAAAAATTCTTACTGAAGTAAGTAAAACTAGCAAATTAATCCAGCTAAATTTTAAAGGAAATACTCCAGAACTAGTAAAAACTGTTTTAGAAGCTAAAAAATTAGGGTTAACTTTAGATCAAGTTAATAAAACAGCTAGTTCTTTACTCAATTTTGAACAATCAATCAGTGATGAACTGAATGCTGAATTACTACTTGGTCAAGACATCAATCTAGATAAAGCTAGAGAATATGCTTTAACTAATGACATAGCTGGACTTACAGAAGAAATAGCTAATCAAGGTATTACTGCTGAAAAATTCTCTAAACTAAATCGTATCCAGCAGGAAGCTATAGCTAAAGTGTTCGGTATGCAAGCTGAAGAATTAGCAGATAGTTTATACAAACAAGAAACAATTAATAAATTATCAGGTAATGAAACTAAAAATTTAAGAGAACAAGCTGCTCTTTTAAGACAAAAAGGAGATTTAACCGGAGCTATTAATTTAGAAAACCAGGCTGCTGCTATTGAAGAGGGTGTTCTTAAAGGAAAAACACTTCAAGAAGCTCAAAAATCAATAGACGCTCAAGAAAAATTTAATTTAGCTATTGAACGAGCAAAAGACTTATTCGCTGATATGATAGATGGAGGATTAATAGAGAAATTAATTTCATTCATTGATAGATTAGTTGGAAGTTTAGAAACAGGAAAAAGTCTAGCTAGTACTTTATTATTTGGTCCTGCTTCTGAAGGAGAAATTGCTCAATCTAGAAAATCATCCTTAGAAGAAAAACTAAAATCAACTACTGATGAAAGTGAAAAAGAAAAATTAAAATCAAGAATAGCAGAACAAGAAGGAATAATAAAAAAAGAAAAAATAAATGATATTCAAGCCCAATTAGATAGTGAGTATAAAATAAAAAAAAGTAATTTTATAAAAGGTATTTATGATACTTTTGAAGAATCACCTGGCGGAAAATCATTATTAGAAAAATATAAAACTGAAGGTTTAACCCCTCCAAAATTAGCAAGTGGCGGTATAATCCCTTCAGGTTACCAAAATGATACATTTCCAGCAAGACTTAGTTCTAATGAAGCTGTTATACCGTTAGATCAACTTATGGCTAAGCTTGATGCTATGACTAATGCTATTGCTTCAAACAAACAATCAGTACCAAAAATATATTTAGGAACAACAGAATTAAACACAGCAACATCTATGGGTACTTATGCTTTAAATGAAGGTGTTACAAGTTAATATGTATAATAAAATAAAACTATGGATCTCTTAAACAAACTACAAACTCAAGGATCAAACCTAACAAATTTAGACGGAGGTACTCCTAAAAAATTCAGTGGGGCTTCTAATTACCCAAAAGGTTTAGCTGCATCTCAATTAGATTTAGATGGTAAAAAACCTTTAGCTTATGATAGATCCTCTAAATATCAAGAAAGTTTAGCTAAATCACAATTAGATTTAGACGGTAGAACCCCTAACAAATATTTAGATAATCCTCCTCGTTAATGGGATTAATAAACCTAAAAACGGATCTTAAGTCCCTACGGTATGGGAATGACAGGGTCAATGGAGGTAA